TTGGTCGACAATAGCTAATGGAGCAAGTATAAGTACTTTTCCTCCTGTTTTATTACTTACTAACCTTGACCACTCTAACATACAGAATGTTTTACCTAATCCGCAATCAAAAAAGAATGCGAATTTTCCTTTTTTAATAGCTGTTTTAACTCCATACTTTTGAAAGTCCTTAAGTAATGGGTTTAAATCACTTTCTTGAACATCGAAACCACTTTCTAAAAATGATTTCTTTTTGCTCTCTAAAAATTTTTCATAACTTATTTCCATGACGCAAAGTAAAATAAAAGTTTTGATATATGCAAATAGTTTTTTAAATTTGTTGAACATTTATATAGCAACGGAAATTATTTTCACTTTTTTCTTGCATATATAAAACTAATAAACTACCTTTACATCATTAAACAAAAACATTATGAAAGCAATACACAAATTCATACTCCCAATGAAGGAGGAATCAACAATTGAAATGCCTTACGGTTCAAAAATCATCAAAGGTGAAAACCAAGAGGGATTCGTTGCTATTTGGGCAATAGTAGACTTGGATGCGCCAAAGGTAGATCGTCATTTTCGCCTTTATAAAACGGGGCAAAAGTTTGAATGTGGCGATGTTAACAAATTAGATTTTATAGGTCGTGCGGACATTCATGTAGGCATGGACTTAGGTATGCACATTTTTGAATTACTACCATGAAAACATACGGAAGCGAACCAATCGAAACAGCATCAGATGTTATTGTCGATAATTCAGAAATGTATTTTTACCAATATCTACCTATTCATATAGACAGAACAGGGTATGTAGCGATACCTAGACAGTTACTCCCATTAAGTGAGTTAGTTTGGAAGTGTATAGTAGATTTTAGAAAAAATGTGGATGAAAATTGGACTGATTACTATATTTATCTAACAGCCAAATGTCTTTATGTAAAAGGTGGCGAAAATCTTAATCGATTAGGTTGGCATTGTGATGGATTTATGACAGATGATATCAATTACATTTGGTGTGACTGCATACCGACTGAATACGTAACAGGAGAATTTCAACTTATTCAAGATCATGAAAAAAGTATTGATCAAATGAATAGATTATTATATCATTCTGAAACTCTTAAATGTAAGCCTAACAGTATCTATCGACTTGATGAGACAGTAATTCATCGTTGCGATTACAACCGATCAAAGCAAGCAGTATTAAGACACTTTGTTAAAGTTTCTTTCAGTAAAGAGAAGTACAACCTAAAAGGCAACTCACACAATTATTTATTAGATTATGAATGGGAAATGAAAGATCGAGATACTAATAGGAACCATCCGATAAAAAAGTAAAATAAATTTGCATATATCACTTTAACTACTTATCTTTGATTATTGAAACTTTAAAAAACAAATGAAAATGGAAAAGCAAACAATTTACGGAATCGGCTACGACCTTGAGGTATTACAATTCAGTAACCACTCAAAAAGAACAGACGTTGAAATTATGGTAACCTGCGAAGAGGGTTCAGAATCATTTTGGATTGAGATTAAAAACTACGGCGAAGCATTCGACGACATCACGCCCGATATGATTGAGGACGAGAATCTTGTAGAAGCTGAACAATGGGTAAACGAAACTGTTATTGGATATATAGCATCAGAAGCCGCTAAGACTTGTGTTCGATTATCAAGCCGTGAGTTTTATTACTCATTCAGCATCGGCACTATTAACGATTTACAATTAACGGTTATGTGCTTTGAAAAACAGGGTAACTATATTGGCAAACTTAATGGCTCGTGGTCGGTTAGTGGTGAAGGACAATCAAGGGAATTATTGAATAAATTAAATAAATAGAAATGAGTAAAGAATTAGTAAAAAAGACTTTCTCTGATTTAATATCGTCAGAGAAAGTTATTAAAATGGCGAACCTTGACGAGTTTAATACACTTATCAATCAGAACCCGCCTGTAAAATGGATCAAAACCAACCCATACGCAAACAACTCAAAGTATTTACCTATTGATAAGGTTGAGTTATTGTTAAGAAAGATTTATAAAGACGTTGATATTGAGGTATTACGAGAGGGTGTTATGTTCAATGCCTTGTATGTAACAGTTCGTATTCATTATACACATCCCGTAACAGGTGAGAAAGGATTTAAGGACGGTACAGGCGCAAAACAGATTCAGACAAAGAAAGGCTCATCGCCAAGCGATATGGCTAACATCAATAATAATGCTGTTGAAATGGCACTCCCGATAGCTAAGACAAACGCAATCAAGGATGCTACACATACATTAGGACGTATTTTCGGAGGTGATCTTAACCGTAAGGATGTTTTAGAGGAAAAACTCGACGAAACACTTCAAAATAAAAAATGGGAAGTAGAGCGTGAGCGTATTCTAATTGCAATCGAAAACGGACACAAACCAACAGATGAAGAAGTTGAATATTACAAATTAGATGAAACAGTTTAAAATTAGATGTTCTGCTATATCGGATATTATGGCAGAACCACGATTAAAAAGCGAAACTCTATCGCAAGGTGCAAAAACATATGTAGAAAAGTGGGTTAAGCAAAATATGTTCGGCAGGCGTGAGCAGATAAACTCAAAGTATATATCTAAGGGATTAGAAACGGAAGAGCAAGGATTGAATCTTATTACGCAAGTTCTAAAACTTGGATTCTTTACAAAGAACGAAGAACGCAAAGAGGATGACTACAAAACAGGAGAAATCGACTTTTTAGAAAAAGGGGTAATTTACGATAACAAGGCTTCATTCAGTATTGAAACATTCCCTTTGTTCGGTAAATCACTTGACGTTAAATATTACGCACAGATGCAGGGTTATCTCGATCTTTGGAGGTTAGAAAAAGGAAAGGTTTGCTACACATTGGTAAATACACCTTTCGATATTCTAAAGCGTGAGTTACGATGGATTGAGGATGATAACGAAAAGCAACAAACGGCACTTAACCACATTTTTACTGAAAAGTATTGGAAAGAAGTAAGAGCTGAATTATTCCCAAATGCAAAACCTATTAAATTTCAGTCAATCGAAGATAAATACCGTGTTAAGGTATTCGAGGTTATTAGGGATGACGAGTATATCAATAAAATAAACATTAAGGTTAAACTTTGTAATGAATATGCTCAAGAATTATTAGTAAATTTGTAAACACTTTAAATAACATAATAAAATGGCAAACATTTCAACAAGATTAAATCTTTTAGCTATTCCAGGAGCAGTTAAAACAGAATTAGACGGTAAAGGCGGTAAAAAGGTTGCAGCAGTTGTTATCCCAATTGAATACGCAAATCTTTACAACGGAGAAAAAGGCGTTTATTTAGACCTTATCGGTTTTGACCTAAAGAACCCACAAGCAGACCGAAAAGACACACACTTGGTAAAACAATCATTACCAAAAGAAAAGCAAACCGATGATATGCCAATTTTAGGCAGTCATACAGCTTGGGGTCAGAAGTCTGAAAAGGTAGAAGTTGCGCAAGTTGTTGATGATAGTTGGGATGATGATTTACCATTTTAGTCATGAGCAAGGAAATAAAATTAAACTTTACTAATCTACTCACAACAATAAACGTTTACGGAACTAATCAAAAGGAGTTTCACCAAAAATGCTTTCAAGAAGTATTAAACAATTGGTTTAACAATCATATTGCACTTAGAATAGATGTAAACGGGGGTAGATTAGAATTTACAGGGATAAAAGAAACAGATACTCATTTAATTTTAAGATATAGATATAGGGAGGTTTAACAGCCTCCTTTTTTAAACTATGAACCACCTGCAAAATATTAAACACACTTTATTTCCGTATCAAGAACGTGACATGAATAATGTCATTGAAGCGTTGCAACACAATAGAAAGATATGCTTTGTTGCACAAACCTCGTATGGCAAAACGTTCTCGTTCTGCACGGTTTCTAAGTGGTACAATCAAACTTATAATAAAAAAGTTGTTATACTGTGTCATCGGGAAGAACTCGTGCATCAGGCGACTAAGACCTGTATATCATTAGGTATGACAGTAGAAAAGGTTATGCCAGGTGTTAACCGTTACCATCATTGCGCGGATGTCTATATTGGTATGGAAATGACGATACACAACAAGTTAAAGAAAAATCCTAATTTTTTCAAAGACTTAGGTATGATTGTTATTGATGAAGTACACGACGGTCACTTTGATAAACATATTGAACAATTTACAACGCAAAAAATATTGGGTTTTACAGCGACGCCTATTCGTGAAAAAAGATTGACCTACTTTAAATGCCCTCGTTGCAAATCGGTATCAAATGAGTTAGACGATTGTTGCGGATTCGAGATGGAGGAATGGTCAAAGCCGTTTTCTATGTCGTTATTATTCGATGACATTGTAATCGGCGCTAGTACTGACGAGCTTATTGAGTTTGGTAGTATCGTTAAGGATATAAACTTTGTTGAGCATTTCACAGATTTAACCGACTTAAAAACCGATTCAACAGGCGAGTTTACAACCGAAAGCCAAAACGCTGTATTCGCTAAAAAAGATGCTGTATTTAATTGTCTATTGAATTACGAAAACATCTGCAAAGGCAAAAAGACAATTATATTCAATCCATCAGCTAAAGTAAACAAAATGATTTACGAGCAGTTCAAAGAAGCTGGGTACAACATCAAGCTGTACGATTCTGTCAATGAAACAGAAATGTCACGCAAGGAAACTGTAAAATGGTTTGAGGAAAACGACGACGCAATTTTATGTAACGTTGCTTGCTTCACTACTGGATTCGATTCTCGTGAGGTACAAGCCGTTATTTTAAATAGGGCAATAGGTACGCTTAGTTTATTCTTGCAGTGCGTAGGGCGTGGCGCAAGATCATCTAATAGCATTTATAAGGACTCGTTTATCGTTATTGACGGAGGCGGTAATATTGAACGCCATAATACATGGTCATCTCCGCGTGATTGGGTAAAAATATTCAATGAAGGAATCGGTAAGGATCGTGCCAAAAAGGAAACACCACTATCAGTTGCGGAGTGTGAAGATTGCGGATTTTTGTTTGCCCGTAGCGAATCGACTTGCCCGAATTGCGGTCACGTTACACCGACAAAACAAAAGCCTGAACGTCAACCAGGTGAAACGATATTAACGCCTATTGATAATATACCACTACCTAACGGTAAGAAGATAGCTACTTACGTGTTGAGTAAAGGCGGCGACATTCACATGGCGTTCAAAGTAATGTATGAACAAATACTCGACTTATTCCGTTTAAATCTCGTTTCTAAAGAACAATACCTAAACAATAAAAACGATGGCAGGTTGGCTAAAAGATTTGGCGAGATTATAAGACCAGTATACTTCGCATTGCTTAACACGCCTGAGTTTCCTAAGGATAGTAACAGGACATTGAAATATGTTACAAAAAAAACAATTGAGAAACTTGATCGTTACTATGGGCTATCTTAAAATCTCAGAACTATTCAAGTTATTGAGCGATGCAGAACCATATAGCGAAGAATACTACAGAATAATTCGTGTTATTGATTGTGAGCTTGACGGAATATCCTGGGATACAAGAGTGACAGAAGCTAAAAAAGACAAAGGACGCATCGAAAACTCCAAACAATACAAACTATTTTTATAAGTCAGGCGATAAAACCTGACTTTTTTGTTTGTTTTTATGATTATAGTTTAGTATATTTGTATTTCACTTTAATAATTTTATAATATGGTTTTATTTATTCAAAACAAAAAGTACATGGATTATATCTTAGAGGATAATTCAAAAAGTGTACACAAAGAGGCGTTTAACATACTCAGAGAGCAAACGCTATCAAATTCAAAAGTTCCTTTTCACATTTCTACGGAATACTGTGTATTCACGCTTGTTAAGTGTGATATTGAAAAAGATTTATTTGTTTACGAATTTAACGGTACTCACGGATAAGGAATTATGTCAAAATTAAAAGAATATACAACCAGTCTTTACGCGAATCAATCCGAAAAGACTAACAAAACTATTGACCTCGACAATTATGTCGGGATGATTCAGTACGGCGCAAATCAAGACGCTGTTATAAACGGTAGAAACGCAAAACAACGTGGCGACGAAGAAACATACAAGCGCATCAAGTCCCAATCTATGTGCGTTACTCCTGTTGGAACTATCCCTAATGGCGAATCTAAGACAGAGCAGAACTTAACGCCTGTTGGTATAGTGTGTATTGATATTGATACTGAGTTAACATCAGAGCAGGAACACGCTATATACAACGACCAATACACCTTTATAGTTCATAAATCTTTTGGTGGTGACGGTTATTGCGTTTTCGTAAAGATTGATCCGTTAAAAGCTAAGGATGCTTATGATGCTGTATCTAAGTACTACTATGACACGTACGACATTAGCACGGATAAGGCTTGTAAGAACATCAACAGGCTTCGCTATGTAAGTTACGACCCGGATATTTTGGTGGTCGATAATAGCAAGAAGTTTAACGTTAAAGTAGATAAGAAAGATCAAGCCCCTAAGCAAGTTCAGTACGTTTATACTCAATCAGACCTTGACTCGATACTAAGCCAGATTCGTGATAGACATATCGACCTTTGTCAAGAGGATTATTACCGTTACGTTCGTATTGGTCTCGCATTCGCTTCGGAGTTCGGTGAGTCAGGACGTGACAACTTTCATTTCGTTTGCTCATTCGGTTCAAAGTACAATAAAAAAAACACCGATAAGGACTATAACGGATTCTTAAAAAAAGGTGCAGGCTTATGTACTATCGGTACGTTCTACTATTATTGTAAAGAAGCAGGTATTGATATTTATAGTGAGCGTACACGTCAGATTATCAACCGAGTTAACATATCTAAGATGCAAGGCGGTGCGACTGTTGAGTCGGTGTCCTCAAATCTTGCAATAGTAACAGGAACGGAAGCAAACGAAGAGGAACGTGCGCTCATAGCTAAGTTAATAAACGACAAAACCGACTATACGAAACTCGCTAACGACGAACTAACAGAAATCGAGCAACTAGCTAACTTTATAGTAGACGCATATAATCCAGAATATGACGAAATTATAAACAAGAAGCTTATTAATGGTAAGATTATGGACGACACTAATATTGATGACATATACCTTGCTTGTAAAAAGAACTTCGATTTTAATGTCAATAAAAACGACATACGTTCTATTCTAAATTCAAGCTATCTAAAGCGCAAGAACATACTAAAAGACTTTATCCGAGATAACGAGCATTTAGACACCGATGGTCACATTCAGCAATACGTAGATTGCATATATCCTCAAAGCGAATACAATAGATGGGCTTTCACTAAATGGATGGTCGGTACTATGCATAATTGGTTCTGTTCACACGATGACCCTGAGGCTAGTCCGCTCACATTGGTTCTTACAGGCAACAAACACGGTTCGGGTAAAACGTCGTTCTGTCGTCACGTACTTCCAAAGGAGTTATCACGTTATATTATTCAGTCCAAGCTATCAGATAACAAGGATGCTAAATTTCGTTTAGGTCAGTCGCTTATCGTTTTCGATGACGAGTTCGGTGGTAAAGCGTTCAAAGACGATAAAGAATATAAAGAGCTTTCAAACTTGACGTATATCACCGACCGTAAATCATACGGATATGAAGATACAACGCTAAGACGACGTGCATCTCTTATGGCCACAACTAACGAGATGGATATTATAAAAGACCCGACAGGTAATAGGCGTATTCTAC